CATGAGAAGGATGAGTTGATAAGTCTAATAAAGTATGCAATTCTTTTAATCCTTCTTGATTTTTTGCTAATAATACAGTGTGGTAATTATCTCTTATTTTTTCATCTAGCGTTTCAGTTAAATATACCTCGCACCCATGAATATATTTAATTCCTTTTTCTTTACAATATAAAAGCCTTTCTATCCATTTATAAACATTTCCGTGATTAGTACAAGCAATAGCCTTCATATTATATTCAACTGCCTTATCAACATATTCTTTAAAGTCTGTTACGCTATCTAATAAAGATAATTGGTCGTGTATATGATATGGAACATAATTATTCATGTAACCACTCCTATCTTATTTTTCTAATGCTTTTATCCCTGCTCTTACAGACATTAAAAATTGTATAGTCTTTATATAATCATCTGCTTCTTTAAAACTATTAATTCTTCTTTCGTCTTGAATTTGCTTATTGTGTTGAGCCGTCATTAATAAATCATGTCCATACGGGTTATTTAAACTCCATTTATTGAGATTATCTAAATTATCATCAATCAATATATCTCCTTGTATAACATATTTTTCTTTGCAAGGTATGAAATGAGATAAATCAAATTTTGGAATATAAGTTTTTAACCATTTAAGCTTATCTCTGTAGGACTGATAACGATTACAACAATCTGATACTATAAATACATCATATCCCTCATCAATCCATTTATTAATATATTCTATACTATCTAATTTAGGAGTAATCATAGTTAAAATATTTGTTAATTCAAGTACTGAAAATAATCCATGTTCAAAACTACTAGGTATAACCCATTCAGTAACTTCATCTATTGAATGACTTGTTCCGTATGTTTTATTATATTCATTAATGACTTCTTCTAAGAAATTAGTTATTGTATCATCCATATAAATTCTAAAATTTTTATTTTCCATATATTTTTCTCCTCTCTTGCTTCTATACTTATATTATACCACATTATAACAATGTTGTCAAGTAGTTTATTTAATTTTTTCCCAATCTTTAATAATAATTTTTCTTCCAAATTTATATCTAAATTCTACTAAGGCATCTAAAGTAACATAATCATTATCTTGTTTTTCTTCTACCAATTCCTCAAATGCTTTTTTGCTACAGAAATATTTAATTATTTTTATATCTTTATTTTCAAACTCATAAGTACTATTACCTATCTTTTTAATATCTCCTACTTTAAACATAGCATTTTTAATTAGGTATAGAGGTGGCTTAATATCATGACTCCATAAGTTTTCATAACTAACTATCTTTTTAACATCATCTTTAGGAACAAATTCATCATAAATTTTTTCCACATTGATACTTTTTTCTTTTATGGTAATATTGTCATTAACATATTTTAAAAATTCTTCTATTTTGCCTTCCTTAATACTAAAACCAAAACTATTGTCATGACCTTTTGTATATTCAAATAATCCTGTTCTTTCACATATATCTTTGAAATCCATTTCTCCATATCCTCTAGCACTACCACTTATAAATCCATTCTTATCAATACTTCCAAGCAATATAGGTCTTTCATAATAATCCAATAATTGATTACAGGTTAATCCTCTTAAAGATTTATCTATCTTTTTCTCTCTATCTATATATATGATAACAGTATTATTTTGAGAACCTTCTTCCTCAATTTCTTTTTTAACCATTTCTGCTATTTTAACTTTTCCTTCTTTTTGTTTCTTTTGAAGATTAGCACCAATTAATCTAGCTTTAGAGGGATAAGATATTGCCTCCCCTCTATGTGCTATTAAATCATTAACTCCTATTAAGGCGTTAAACAGATTTTCTTTGTCTTCTTTTTTTCCTATTCTAATAGTTGCATTTATAATGGGAGCTATAGAAAACCCAAAATCTTCAATAGAAAATCTATCTTTTTTACTTTTCTTCATACTTCTAGCCATTTCTGTTAAAAAAGGATTGGTTATATTCTCTATTTTAGAGCCAATATTTAAATAATATCTATTCTCATAAGAATATTTCATATCACACATATCAGATATTAATGAAGCCGCTACCAAATCTAAATATTTATTTCCTATTGCCCCTTCGCAACATTCTACGAGTTCCTTACAGAATTTATAACTAACTCCACAACCACTTAAATAAATATTTTCAACACTCCCATCTTGATTGTTAATAAGTGCTACGTTTTCTTCTATCTCTTTTAACTCTTCTCCTATTTCTATTATATGGTGGTCTAAGATTAATACTTTGATACCTTTATCCGTAACCTGTTTTAAAGGTTCAAACTCAACACTTCCTCCATCAGGAATTATTAACAATTTAATATCATTTTCAATTAAAGTATCCAAATTTTTAAGTTGGAATCCGTGTTCTCTTCCTTCGTTTAAGATAAATGTTACATTTTCATATTCAAAATCATCATATATAACTTGATATACTAATGAACCTGAGAAATAACCGTCAGCATCCGAATCTACTTGTATTGATATATTTTCGTCATTAGCCATAGCATTTAATAAAAAGTCAATGCCTTTGTTTAAATTCTTATAATGCTCTACATTCTCTTCAAATTCTCCACCTGCTAAAAGTAAACTAAGGGCTTCTTTTTTAGTTAAATCTCTTATTTCTAACATATTCTTTTCTACGTCTTCTGAAAAACTGTTTAAAAATACCTTATTTCTTATATCTTCCATTTAACCACTCCTAAAATAGTTTTCTCTTCTTCTTTAAATTTATTTCTAAACCTTTATTTTTATAGTGATTTAAAATATTTCTCTTTTCTAACAACTCTTCTATAGAATCATAATAAGATGTTGTAGTCTGACCTTCCATGTTTATTAAAAAATAGTCATTATTATTATTTTTAATTATCATTCTAAATCCGAATCCACTAATTTCTAATAAATCTCCAACCTCATAAGGTTCTCTTTTGCTATTTATATTAACTTCCATATTTATACCTCCTATTTAGGGGAAACATTATAATTATCTAATACCCACGCCAATATACAAGATAAACTTCCATAGTAACCACATTCAGTCGCACATCTTTTACCTTTACAGTATTCTGCAAATTGGTTCTCTATATCTTCTATGTTTTCGTTTTTTACTTTTTTATTTTCTACTAATTTAGCATATTTCCAAGAGACTAAAATAGGATTATTTGAACGAGAAGTACTCCAAGAAGTCATTCCATTTGAAAAGGTTGTAACTTCTCCATTTATGAATCCAGCAAAGTATCTTCTATTCCATTCTCCATTTTCGCCATTCTTTACTAAAACTTTTGTATCGACTGGTATTTTACTCCAATCTATTTCTTCTCTTTTCCATATTAATTTATTATCACAATCATATATCTCCATAATATCCCATTTTTTATTGCTACTCCATTTAAAATCTTCATCATAATATTCTAACTCTTGATATAATTCTCTATGGTAACGTAATGTAATTATATCTGCTTTAACAAATACTTTATCATTTATTATATAAAATATTTCATCATCCCTGTTTTTATAACTCATACCGTTTTTTAAATCTTCAAGTCTCATATTTATACCTCCATTCCATTCTTATTTATATGATTTAATTTATTTTTATTCATATTATCATTCTCCTTTTATATCATCTATATGGATTATGTGTATATTTGTGGGATTTTCTATACTTATATATCTAGCGTAACCATAATACCATTCTGTATCAAAATCATATAATTCTATATTTTCTCCATCTTTAAAATCCAATATAGTATAAATTCTATTTTCATTTCTTTTATATTTTCCGATAACGGGAAATTCATCTTTAATATACATTTTTCTCTCTTTAGGCTTGTACTCTAAAGCCTTTTCCCAACATTTTTTACAATCTGAATAACAATAATCATCTTTACTTATAATAGGACAACTATTCCCTACATTCTCTATAAGTTTTTTAAAAGATATTTTACCTTCAAAATAAAGTTTTAAATTTATATATTGATTAATTACATCAGATATATATTCTAAATCATCTTTAACCGTAAAAACTATGTTTTCATATTCCTCTAATAAAATTTTATTCATATTACCACCTCAAAGTCCTTAAAATCTATTCTATCATTAAACAATTCTAAATATATTTCTTTACCTTTATCGGTAGGAGAATCTTTATAGTCTAATAATCCATTCTCTAAAGAATCCCATATAACCGATACTTTTACACTAGGGGGAATTCTATAAGCTAATTTCATTATTTTAGCTCTCCACTGCAACTCTTCTTGTTTATTCTCATATTGCTTATCGAATGCAAATACTATTTCTTCAACTCCTAAAGATATAAGCATTTTAATTTGTTCATAACTTAAATTAGAACCACATACTGCAACAGAATTATTATCTTTAAGATAACTATTAAGTTGCATAGTCCCCTTTTCTCCTTCGAAAAGTACTGCCACTTTCATTTTTTTTATTGATTCTTTATTCTGCCAATAACCATACAAATTATACTTCAAGCTATGAGAATACATCTGCCCTTTAAAATAAAATGGAACGTATTTACCAAATTTTTCTGCAACTTCTTTATCTAAATTCCTAACTCTTACCCCTACAATTTCTCCTGTGTCCCAAGCAAAATGAGGAATAATAATTTTTTCTCCTATTTCGTCATACCTTATATCATATTTTTTTAATGTTCTGAAAGTTATTCCTTCATCCTCCCACATAGGCAATCTTTTAATAGGAAATCTTCTATAAGCAAACGGCTTCTTTTGTTTAGGTAAGGACGGAACTTCAAGTTTATCTATATCTATTTCTCTTCTTTGTGGTCGATTTCTTGATTTTCTACCAACTCCATGTCTGTGATACTTACCATTAACACCAAAGTAAGAATTTATTATATTCATAGCCTCTTTAAAGTCGCATTCTTTAATTTTCATAGTTAAATCAGCTAAACTATTAATTGCACCACAATGAGAAAAGCAATAAAAATTATGAGTATCTTCGTTATAATATAATTTAGGAGAAGTGCTACCATGACAAAATGATTCAAATATAGCATTATTATTATAGCCTTCACGAGTTACACATTTACCTTGAAGAATTTCCTCCACAAAATTTATTACTTGGTCTTTATTTAAATCTTGTAAGATACTCATAACTTTCTCCTTTCTTATACTATTTCTTCAACCAATCTTTTAAGTTTATTAAAGTTTTTTTCTATACAATCTATATCCATTTGTATGATACATTCTTCATTTATCTCGTTTAAGCAATAATCACAAGAGTAGAATACTCTCATATAACAATTTTCAATGTCTACAAGTTTAACAGTCTCTTTTTTTAACTTCTCAAGATTGTCTAATATTTCATTCTTATTCATATTACCCCTCCATTTTAAGAATCACCTTTAAAAATGATTTTCTCGATTATAAATAATATTAAATAAACTACTAATAAAACACATATTAAACCTATCACATCATCACCTTTTCTTATTATACTTATATTATATCACACTTTAATAATGTTGTCAAGTACTTTTAATAAAATAATCCTGTATAAACGTTATCTACATATGCAACATCTTTAATTCTACCATAGTCTCCATTGAATTCCTGTAAAATAATTATATTTGAATCACTGGCTTCCCTACACTTATCTAAGAAAGCTAATATATAATGTTTATTTTTATCTAGTGTAAGTTCATCATCAAAATCTCCTTCTAATCTTCTTCTAGCAGGAGTAGTTTTATCTACTATCTTAAAATATTTTTTCTTAAAGTTGCCATTCCTATCTTTTCTCCAAACATACGGCTTTAAAAACATTCTATCATCTTCTTCGTCTAATTCTTTTGGATTTACCTTCCTAGTTAATAGAAGAAGTCCTGCAACATCTTTAACGTGTTTTGACCCTGCTAGTAAGCTAGATGTTAAGAAACTTGCTTTACCAGTCATAGAACCCATAAGTTGCATAGGTAATAATATTTTACAATTCATTTCTTTTCCAAATTTATCTAAGGCAACTGAATTAGCCATTAATTCTTTAACACTATCCTCTTGTGATTCGGCTTTAAACGTTTCTACAATTAATGTTGAGAAACCTTCTGCTAGAATTAACTTCTTAGCCTCTCTCATTATTTTATCAACAGAAAACTCACTAACACTATAAAATGCAATAGTATCTTTATATCTTTCTTTAATAAATTTATTGGCTTTTAAAAAAACTTTCTTTTCTTCATCGTTAAAATTAAAATGTTTAATCTTTGTTCTATTTAATGTGAAACAACCAAATACATATGCAGAAATATAAGATAATAACATTGTTCTAAAATATTTAATCTGTTGTTCATTACTTACTAGAATTACTTTTTCTCCATTCTCTACAAGGGACATAGCGATATTTGTTATAAGCGTAGTTTTTCCGACTCCACTAAAAGCTCCAAATATAGCTACACCATTTCCGCTACTTAATCCATCAGTACTTTTACTAAGAAGTGGAAAATTCTTATGATATTTAAACTCTCCATTTTCTGTCTCCCAAGTTAAAGTAGTATCATAATAAGTTGTGTCATCATCTACTTCTCCTTCTTCAATTTGCTCAAGTTCTTCATCAGAATAAAATAAATATTCTCTTATCATATCCGTTGCAACACTTCTTACATTCACACTTGATAACTGCATATCAAAGAAATCTAAAACCTGTTGACTACTCATAGAAGTAAATTTATCGGCAGGTACAATTTTCTTACCTCCTACCAATATCTCCTTATTTATGTCAATAGCTAACTTTTCTGAAACTTCTTCTATTAGATTATATTTGATTACTTCATCCAAATGTGAATAGAAATTTTCTACATTAGCTAACTCCTTAATCTTTTTAAACTCTTTTGCTCCTCCATAGTCCTCAAAATCTTGAGTTAATGCTTCTGAAAGTTTAAGGAAATTAATAACAGTAAATTCATTAACTTCCCTATATCTTGTAGATAATTCAGAAACCAATTTAAAATAAAATTTATTCTTAGGAGTAGAAAAATCATCTTCTATTAAAGGTGTTTCACTTATTAAACTTAAATCTTGAAGAAGGCATGATATTAACATTTTTTCAGCAATCTCTTTTTGTTCATTCATTACTTCACATTCTACATCTAATGTTCTCGCCATTTAATCACCACCTTATAGAATATCCATTAAACCTCTTTTTACTTTCTTTCTTTTAACAACAGGTTTTTTAACTTCCGTGTCTACTTCTATATTAGCACCGATATCTTCATACTCTGTTGTATCTTTAGTTGGTTTACCTGATCTACTAAAATAATCTTTTATCTCTGAACGTATAATTGCAAATATATATAAAATCTTTTGGTATTCATTCATATCTCCATTGACCAATTTCTTATCTAAAGACTCTTTTATATATTCTCCTTTATCTAAAAGAAATTTATTTACCTGTCTCCTAGAATATCCTACATCGTATATTTTTGCAAATTCTTTATTTTTTGTATTATTAATACAGGTATATCCTATAATCTTGTCAAAAAGAATTTGATTTTCTCTAAGCAACTCTGTATTCTTTTCATGTTCTCTATATTCTTCTTCTGAACAATAATATTGATTTTTCTTTTTACCATTTTTATCTATCTTTGGGAAATTAAACGCCACATCTGTTGTTAAAGGCTTTCCACATAATTTACACTTACATTTATAAACTCGAGTCATATAACCCCTCCTACTCTAATTCTCTATATTTTAGTTTATCTAAGGTGTGTATCTCTCCGTTATTAAATCTACATACAGAACACCCTATTTCATCAGCGATATTAGAACATTGAACATCACAACATCGGATTCCATGTTTCTTTATTTCATTTAAAGGCAATTCTGATACACCCCAATGATTCCCACATAAATTTATTTCTATTAATCTCTGATTACATTCTATAATATCTAATTTTTCTTCTTTTACTTTATGAAAAATAACAGGGCAAATATCACAATCTATGGTATATTTGGAACATAAAATATCATCACAGTTTATATAATTTTCTTCATATCTATATTTTTTAGGTAATATTGGAATGAACATTTCTCCTATTCTAACTTTCTCACTCATATCAATCTCTCCTTTCTATATATTAATTATATCATATTTTAACATTATTGTCAACTATTATTTAAAAATATTGTATCAATTATATCAATAAGAGATATAATCATTAATGTTGTAGCAATATCAATATAATTCTATTTCATATATAAAATAGCTATAATCATTAATATTAAATCTTTCCTAATTTCTTTAAACATATTCTCTCCTTATTAAAAAGGGCAGATATTTCTACCTGCCCAATTAATTATTATAAGCTTCTTCTTGATGATTTTGGTTTAGTAACAGGTTTTGTTTCTTCCTCTTCTACTATCAAATCACTCGCATCAGTATCATCTTCGCTAAATGATAATCCTAATAAAGAAGTTATTTGATACCTTTTTAAATATGTCATTAGAGAACCATAACCTTGTGCTTCTAGTTTAGGTGGAATTAAAGATATTGAATTACTCTCTATAAATTGCCCTGTTTCAACATGAATTAATCTAGTTTTAATACATATAGAATTTTCTTTTGTTCCACTTATAGGAAGTTGTATTAAAATTAATCCTTGGTCATTTAAAATAGGTCTAGTTACATTTAATATTTGAGACAAACTAGCGTAACTAGATTCGTGAAATGGATTCTCTGCATCCTTTTCTACTGTTGTAAAATGCTTATGAAATCCTGCCAAAGCCTTATATAACTCTGTAGTATTATCACTAGAATAAAACTGAACATCTGAATTGCCTATTTGTTTATTAACATTAAATTTACATTTACACTCCATGTTTGCCTCCTTTAAAGAGTGAGGAATTTCCTCACCTAATATTTTCTCATTAATTACATTTTCCATAATTATCTAACTCCCTTCAAATTAAAATGGCACTTCGTCTTCGGCTACCTCTACTTCTTCACCTTCTACTTCTTCGCCTTTTTCTTTTTTAATATCATCTACTTTTTCTTGAAGTCTTTCAATTCTTTCGTCTATTGCTTGATGCATTAATTCTATATAATGAGAAGTGAATGGGAAGTCCTCTTGACTAGGAACAGTATAGCAAAATTCTTCTTCTTCTCCTTCTTCAAGGTCGTCATATACTGGTTTTATATATTCATCATTGTCGTCTAAAGTCATAATTGGAGCAGAACAATTAGTTAATTCAAAATAAGTTTCAATCTGAACCCTATTTTTAACAGATTTACCTATACCTCTGCTTTTCTTAGCTTTAGCTACAGATTTAATAAAATCAAATTCTATATAAAGTATATCTCCTACTTTAAGTTCTTCTTTAATGTATTCGGCATATTCTTCATTATGAGTTCTTATTTTCATTATAAATCCATTTACTTTATCTTCTTTTTCTTCCTCGTTATAATAAGCATAATTATTAACCAATACACTTAGCTCTAAAGCATTACCATCAATATCAGTTATATCTTCATAACCTTCAAGCATACAATAAATCATACCTTTAGAACCTTTAGTAATAGGGAATTTACTATCTTCTTGAGTAGTACAGAATACCCCTCCTACTCTAGTTCCTCTGTCAACAAACTCTCCTTCTTTAGTAACATATTTATTTTCTTCAAATTTCAATAAACAGTTAACTATTTCGCCTTCTCCGTCATCTTCAACTGTTCTACACTCTGAATAGAGTTTTTTCATTTTAGCATATGTTTTATTTGTATTTCCGTTACCAGAGTATTTTCTAATAAAGAAATCAACATCAGTTGACTTCCCTTCTTCTGTTTCAACCTCCATAACAAATCTAATGGCTTCATCTTTTTTACCTTTATTAGTTATTGCTCCGTTTTTAATTGCTAAAACTTCACCATTTACATATCCTTCGGAATATCTTACTCTTTTCTCTTTATCTGCCATATTATCATTCTCCTTTCATATTTACATCTTAATTATATCATATTTTAATAATGTTGTCAAGTATTATTCACAAGATTTTTCAATTTCTTTTTCTATTATCTTTTTAGCCATTCTTAATTTACAAAGTTTATACCCTTTATTAACATCAAAAGTGTCACTAGGGTGGACTTTTGAGAACACCTTACCATAAGTAGGAGACTCCATCACCACCATTTCTCTGTTATATCTCCACTTAACAGGGACTTTTTTATTAGCTATATTAATTACGTCTGTTTTCCAATCTGTCCAAGCTATTTTAAACAGTTTATCTACCATATCTCTATCTACTAACATAAGTTCTACAGAATTCTCTTTTTTTAAAGTTAATTCATACCCACAACAATGATTAAACGTTTCTACCATTTTGAAATCATGTAATACATATGTTTCTTTAGTAATAACATTCACTAATTTATCACCATGTTTAAATTTCATATTAATTCTCC